CCTGAGCCGTCAGTAGCCCCTGACCTGGATAAACTGGTCAGAGCAGTCCTAGACGGCCTTACGGCCATTGCCTACCGTGATGACGGGCAGGTTGTACGCCTGACGGCGGCAAAGCAGTATGGGATTACCCCTGGGCTTTGGGTTCAAATGTGGGCCAAAATGCCCGCTTAGGGTGTGACAAACGCCACAAAAATAGTTGCAAAAATAGTGTCAAAATGTTTGACACAAGTTTGATTATGGGTGTAATCTTTCTTTCATAAGGTGAATGGTTCACCGACAGGGAGGCAAGACAAAATGGCTACATTAACAAAAATTACAAATGTATTAAAGATTTCAGAATTTCCTGATTTTTCTTATGCGCTTCAAGGTTGCACACAGTTTGATAATGACTGGAACAAGTTAATTGCTTTTTTACAAACACAAACTAAAGCAAAGCAAAATAAGTTTTGGGCTTACCACAATGCAAAGGTAGGTAACTAATTATGCGAGTAGCAACAGCAGAAGATTTTAAAGTTCCAACAATTTCAATTGACATGAATGATGCGGCATTTTTGGCTGTATTGGTCAATCAATACATTGCAAAAGGAAACAACACAGACCATTTACACGCGTTAGTTGCGCGTCTGACTCCAAAGGCAGGTTGCTAATTATGATGATGACAGTCACAACAACAAAATTACAACCAGGTGATGTAATTTTAATTGACGGTTACTGCCGCACATTAGTTGAAATAACTAAAGCGTGGAAAGCCTCTGAGTATCATTTGCTTTTGCAATGGAGCAGTCAAAGCAAAATTGTGCGTTCTTATCACAGCAACAAAAAGTTCACAATTACAAGGGAGGCAAAATAATGAATTGTGCATTATGTGACAGAAACAGTTATTTAGGATTAAATTTGTTAAACGGCAAGCATGTGTGTTTTGAGTGTGTAACAGAACTTAAGAAGTTTCAGTATTACGCACCAACGCCAAATCAAGAACAACCAGGTAATTACTTTCCAAAGATAGGCATGACGGTATGAAGTTCAAGGTAGAGGTAACAGTTGAGTGGAATGACTTTGTAATTCCAATTAACAAAAGTCAGTCAATGATTAACGGCATGCAACGCGAACAAGTGTTGTTTGAAGTTCAAGATAGGTTGGCTGACATGAACCCACAAATTCACAATGTTTATAAACAACGAGCCTAGTTGCGTATGGTGCGGAACTCATGGCTCACCCGCTAATTTTGTAATTGTCCACCAACAAGAAGATGGCAGTATTTTATGTGAGTGCGAGTGGTGCGCAGGTCACGAATACTTTAGAAGGAAGGCAAGCAATGGAAAACGCTAGATTGACACGCAGGGGCAAAATTGTTTTAGGTATTGCCATAGCCGTAATTGTTTATTGGCTATTTGACATAACAACACCTGAGCAGTGCAAAGTGCCGTTAGAAGAAATGTCTCAATGGTGTAAGGATTTTAGATACCCATGACACCTGAAGAAATAATCAAAAACCATCTTGAACCACTAGAAGATGTTTTAACAACCTGGATTGAAAGCCCGTATGTAGCGCAAAAGTTGGCTGAACCTGAAAGCCGTGAGCGATACATGGGTTTTGTAGAAGGACTACGACTAAGTAGGGCAAATGTAATTCAAGCAAAAATCAACTTAATGCCACAGGAGGAAGAAGAATGATGTTTATTGCAAGCGTAATTATTGTAACCCTTTTGGGCGTTGTAATTAGTGAGATTTGCTATAAAATAGAGCAGTCCTAAAAATAACCTGAAAGGGGTAAAGAAATGGACAGTTTAGTTAATCGTTGTATTTGCGGTAGTTGGGTTTATGGTCACGCCGCTTGCGAAGTGTGTAGAAAGTTGGCGAAAGGCTAAAGCCTGAAGCGCTTAACACAAATCCTTTTAAGCGCCGCATTAGCGGTAGGAATTGTGTTTGCTTCACCTGCGGCGGCTCAAGCACCTAAATTACAGTTGCATCAAATGCCGCCAAAAGTCATTGCACTTGAAATGGTGAAGAAGAATTATCCTGACCCTTACAAACAATTTGCCTGCCTGGAAAAATTGCTTTACAAGGAAAGCGGGTGGCGCGTCAATGCGCTTAACCGTTCATCAGGAGCGTTTGGGCTGTTTCAATTTTTGCCGTCCACATGGAAAAATTACAAGTACCCTTACATGCCCAAAGACGCTTACACGCAAATCAAGGCAGGTTTGCGCTATGTGTACAAACGCTATTCCACACCCTGCGGGGCGTGGGAATTTTGGAAAAAACAGGCTGGGCCTGACTTACACGGAGGTTGGTATTGATGAGTATAACATCACCATTTGGCCTGCCGTTACGCGTTGATCTTCCTACGGTCAATCCTACTGATTGGGAAGATGACGAAGAAGATGGCGATTGATAAGAAGGTTGTTGCTACCGTAATTAACAGGGCTAATGGCTATTGCGAAGTCTGCGGTGGCCCTGGCTTAGTTGAGAACATGGCCCTACATCACCGCAAACTGAAATCAAGGGGCGGCAAAGACACCGTTTCCAACCTCATCTTGATACATCACGGTTGCCATAATCTAAAAACCGATAGTATTCACCTCAAGCCTGCAAGCGCAGAACAAAAGGGTTGGATTGTGCCTTCATACAGAGAGCCACATGAATTTCCTTTTGTGAAGCCTGATGGTTCAATTGTATTACTACAAGATGACGGCACTGAGGCCGTAATGATGGAAGGTGATTGATGAACATAAGCGTAAAAGGTAATTTAGGCAGTGACCCTGACTTAAAGTTTTCAAAGAACAACACAGCGTATTGTAATTTTTCATTGGCCTACACACCACGCAAACAAGTAAATGGTGAGTGGAAAGATGGCGAAACAACATGGTTCAAAGTAATTGTTTTTGGCACAAAGGCTGAAGCGGTTGCAGATACTTTTAGAAAAGGTGACAGTGTTTTAGTTGTTGGTGAGTTAGAACAAAAAACTTACAACGACAAAGAAGGTAATGAAAAAACAGCAATGGAAATTTCAGCAAGAGAAGTTGGCTTAATACCTAGACTGGGCAAGCCAAAGACACAGGAGGCCGCACCGTGGTAGAAAATCTAATGAGCGCCGCTGAAGTATGCGAACGCTTAGGAATTACATTAAATAACTTGCGACAGATACAGCACCGCAAGACACTTACATGGGTGCAGAAGTCAGGCCGTAATGTGTTCTACACAAGAGAAGATGTTGAAAACTACTTTTCAAAGCGCCAGGAGCGTAATCAAGGCTAACATCTTCATGTGATTGTTATTGAAGAAGAAGTAACCGTGGCTCAGATAGATGAATGTCTGAGTCATGTTTACGCCATGCTTAAAACAGATGAATTTGGCAACCGCATGGATTGGCGCAAAAAAGAGATGCTTACAGAACAATTAGATGATTTGCTTGATGCGCGTCTTAATCTTGTAAGAACAGGTAAGCCATGAACAACACACCGTTTGATGGAGTATTGCTTTTTATTGTTTTGAGTTTGTTTATTGCAGTAGTTGCAATGTCGCTAGGAATTAGATAAGTTACGCGTACCTGACCCCACCGTGGGGTTGAGTGCTGGACACAGCCCCTATTCACAACGAGTAGGGGTTTTGTTCACAACTAGGGGGGCAAAATGAATTTAGGCAAATTTGATTGCGCAACAGGATTAATAAATGTTTTGTATCAAAAAGATGACTTAGTTGTAAGAAATGCCCGCGAAATTGACATTATGTTTATTGATAAATTACAAAAAGATAATTCTTATGCTGTTGGATTTATTCAAAAAACCGTGTGGGATAAGTATGTTTTTGGCGGCGAAAGAAATTTTGTTGTATTTATCTGCGAAAAGAACAATGACCCTGTTGGATACATTCTTTTAACACCAGGCAAAGGCCACCACACCTACACACGAATTCAACAGATAGCAGTCAGAGATGACGCAAGACGATTAGATTACGGTTCTGCGCTTATAGCCGTTGTAAAAGATTTTTGCCAAACTTTTCAGAGAACAGGCACAAGGCTGAGATGCCGCACAGACTTAGAAAGTAATAATTTTTGGAAGGCATTAGGTTTTAATAAGTACGGTGTATGGCAAAAGGGAATGATTAACCATGTAGGCTTTAAGGCTTCAGCCGACATAAATTTATGGCAAATAGATTTGAATGATAATTTATTAACGCTTTTTCCTTCAGAAGAAGAAGAATTATGGATACCGTCTGTTACCAGTAGTAACCTCAAAGCCAGGTAATTCAACTTGCAGTAAACTTTTTCAAACATTAACATGAACACATTATGGTAGAAAATACGCGTAATTTAGTAGAAAAAGAAACAACCATAATTGAGTTGCGCCATGAAGGTTATGTGTGGCGTGAGATAGCAGTAATGGTGGACATGAGCATTGCAGGCGTTGTAAAGGCTTACAAGCGCGCTCTTACGCGTCACCCTGTTGCGGCGATAGAAGAACACCGTGAACTCGAATTAGATCGCCTGGATAATCTTCAGCGTACCTACTGGCAACCTGCGGTGGCTGGCAATCTAAGAGCGGCAGATTTTGTTTTACGCGTAATTGATAAACGCGCAAAGTTACTGGGATTAGATGCACCATTGAAGGTACAAGCAGAGGTGGTTACTTATGACGGATCAGACCTGGACAGAGAAGTTGAACGAGTCGCAAGAATTATTGAAGCCTCATCAATTGGAGGGGTTGCAACCATCACAGAACTCACGGATCAAGGCGAGCCGTTGGGTATGGAAGAACAAACTGGCGCGGAAGGAACAACTACCGCCTGAAGGTGACTGGAACATTTGGCTTGCAATGGCAGGCCGTGGATTTGGCAAAACAAGATTAGGCGCTGAAGAAATAGCCTGGCAAGCAATCATTCAACCCGCAACTAGATGGGCTGTTGTTGCTCCTACATTCTCAGATGCAAGAGATACATGTGCAGAGGGTGAGTCAGGCATTGTTGCAATACTTCAGCGCTATCAGATGCTTCAGAATTACAACCGTTCTATTGGTGAGATCCTGCTCAAGAACGGTAGCCGCATAAAACTATTTAGCGCAGATAACCCTGAGCGTTTCCGTGGCCCACAGCATCATGGTGCTTGGTGTGATGAGTTAGGTGCATGGCGCTATCAAGATGCCTGGGATCAGTTGCAGTTTGGCCTACGCCTGGGTAAAAAGCCGCGGGTCATTGTTACCACTACACCGCGTTCTACGGCCCTGATACGCATGCTTGCAGGCCGTACAGATGGCTCAGTAGTAATCACCAGGGGAAGCACATTTGATAACGCGGCAAATCTAGCCCCTAGCGCATTGATGGAATTACAAGCCCGTTACAACGGAACACGATTAGGCCGCCAGGAACTTTATGGAGAAATCCTTGATGATGTTGAAGGCGCATTGTGGACTAGAGGATTGATTGACCGCACACGCATTGCAACAGCCCCAACTATGGCCCGCATTGTTGTAAGCGTTGATCCTGCCGTAACTAACTCAGAGAAGTCAGATGAAACAGGAATTGTTGTTGTTGGATCTACCTCAGATGGCCAGGGCTATGTGCTTGGTGATTACTCATTTAGAGGTTCACCGTTGCAGTGGGCTACAAAGGCAGTAGAACTATTTGACGCATACAAGGCTGATGCTGTTTTGGTTGAAGTAAACCAGGGCGGTGACATGGTGGGCGCAGTGCTAAAGCAAGTACGGCCTACCTTGCCAATTAGAGAAGTGCGAGCGCATGTGGGTAAGAAACTCAGAGCAGAACCAGTAGCGGCTATGTATGAGCAGGGCCGTATTCACCACATTGGAGAGTTTGCAGAGTTAGAAGATCAGATGTGTACCTGGACTGTTGATGAACCAAATTCACCTGACCGCATTGATGCAATGGTGCAGGGCTTTAGTGATTTATTAGGAAAAGTTACGGTTAGTAATTACTTTAACGCTATTGCTAATCATTGCCCTAAGTGTGGCTTGCCAATGCCTAAATCATTTACACATTGTTCAGCGTGTAGAAGCGCTATGATTGTGACAAATTCTGAGGTGGCACAAGGAGCGTAATGGCTGACAATTACAACTCAATCATTGATCAAGGCTCTGATTGGTTTCGCAATTTCTTGTACACACAACCTGCAACGATTACAAATGTAGTAGGCAATGGAACAACCGTTACATACACCGCAGAAAACGGATTTAGCGCAGGGCAAACTGTTTACATTGAAGGCATTTTGCCTAGCCAATACAACTTAGGCAATGTCACGATTGCCTCACGCACATCAACACAATTTACAGTTACAAATGCGGCACAAGGTTTGTACATTCAAGGCGGAGACGCATTAAGCGCAGTGGACATTACTGGCTACACAGCCCGTATGCAGTTGCGTTCATTACCTAATGACACCGTTGCAGTTTTAACGCTTACAGAGACAAGTGGCATTACAATTGATGGGCCTAGCGGAACTCTTGCAGTTCGCGCAACAGCGGCACAAACAGCGGCAATAATTGCAGGCCCGTATTATTATGATTTAGAGATAACATCACCTACTGGTGTAAGAACACGGCTTGTACAAGGTGAATTAAATGTAAACGCAGAGGTGACAAGATGACATACAACCCAAATAACTTTCTTAACAATCCAAACCCTGTTGGAACTCCTAATGTCATTGTTGTAACACCTGGCCCTATGGGGCAACAAGGCGCTCAAGGTATTCAAGGCATGAGTGGTGCGGCGGCGGCTCAAGGCGTACAAGGCACACAAGGTTTACAAGGCGGTGGATTTAACCAGGCACAAGGAACACAAGGTTTAGAAGGCGTACAAGGTACAACTGGTACTCAAGGAACTACTGGTTTACAAGGCGTACAGGGTGCGCAAGGAACAACAGGTATTCAAGGCCAAACTGGTATTCAAGGTGATTTTGGTGCGCAAGGATTTAACGGAACACAAGGAACTGGTGGCGCTCAAGGCACTGTTGGCACACAAGGAGCAACAGGTACACAAGGTTTAGTTGGTGTGCAAGGATCTACTGGTTCTCAAGGCACTGAAGGTGTGCAAGGTGCAACAGGAACACAAGGAACATTAGGTACACAGGGAACTATTGGTGCGCAAGGAGTTCAAGGTACAACTGGTGTTCAAGGTTTAATTGGCGTACAAGGTGCATTAGGTACGCAAGGCGTTACTGGTATTCAAGGTGAAACTGGATCACAGGGAGTTACTGGATTACAAGGTTTAGATGGTGTTCAAGGTAATACTGGCGCTCAAGGTTTAACAGGCGCTCAAGGAACACAAGGAACGCAAGGCACAATTGGTTCTCAAGGATTAGACGGTATTCAAGGCGATACTGGCGCGCAAGGAACTCAGGGCATACAAGGTCATGACGGCACACAAGGTATTGAGGGTTTGCAGGGTGTTACTGGTACGCAGGGAACACAAGGAATTCAAGGACATGATGGTTTACAAGGTTTAACAGGTATTCAAGGCGCTGTTGGTACTCAGGGAACGCAGGGTATTCAAGGCAATGAGGGTATTCAAGGGTTTGACGGATTGCAGGGCTTAGAAGGTGCGCAAGGTACACAAGGAATTCAAAGTGCTATTGGCGCACAAGGAATTGAAGGAATACAGGGCCTTGAAGGTTCACAGGGTTTAATTGGTATTCAGGGCGCAACTGGATCACAAGGAACTGATGGAATTCAGGGTGCAGAAGGTACACAAGGAACACAGGGCGTAAATGGTGTTCAGGGTGTAACAGGTACACAAGGAATAACTGGAATTCAAGGTGCAACAGGAGCGCAGGGTACACAGGGATTAGAAGGCGCTCAAGGCATTACTGGTACGCAAGGCTTAAACGGTATTCAGGGAATTCAAGGTAATACTGGCGCAAGCGGTACATCATCATCTATTTTTGATTACTTAGCCGATACAAGTTCAACAACTCCACCACCTGTTGCTGGTGACATTCAATGGAATAACGCCACGCAAATTTCTGCAACAAACATTTATGTATCTCATTTAACAAATGCAAATGTGGACATTGATTTTCTGTTAGCAAACATTAAAAATGGTGACATTTTCTTCATTCAAGATAGAAATGACTCTGCTAATTATCAAGAATGGCAAGTAAACGGCACACCTACAAATGTTCCTAATAGTTATTTCACTTTTCCTGTTGCACTTTTAGACTCAAGCGGAACAGGCACAACAAACTTTGCCAATAATCATAACATTTCTCTTATTACTCAAAGCGTTGGTGTTCAAGGAGTTACTGGTGCGCAGGGAACTGTTGGCGCTCAAGGAACTACTGGATTGCAAGGAATTCAAGGAACAACTGGAATTCAAGGTGCAGAAGGTTTGCAAGGCGTTGAAGGAGCGCAAGGAACTACTGGTTCTCAAGGAACTCAGGGCCTTGAAGGATTACAAGGCACAACTGGAACGCAAGGACTTGTTGGCGCTCAGGGAATTACAGGCTCTCAAGGTTTAGATGGAATTCAAGGGGCTGAAGGTACTCAAGGCTTTACTGGTACTCAAGGTTTAACTGGTATTCAGGGAACTGAGGGAATTCAAGGCTTAGAAGGCTCTCAAGGAACAACAGGATCTCAAGGAACTGAGGGAGTTCAGGGCATAACTGGAATTCAGGGTGTTACTGGCTCACAAGGTACACAAGGAGTTCAGGGTCATGATGGAACTCAAGGACTTGAGGGAATTCAAGGTACTGAAGGAACTCAAGGTTTAGTAGGTATTCAGGGCCATGAAGGTACACAGGGTACAACTGGAACTCAGGGCTTAGAAGGTTTACAAGGCGTAACTGGTACACAAGGTACGCAGGGTGTGCAAGGACTTGAGGGAATTCAAGGCACTGGTGGTATTAACGGCACACAAGGAACAACTGGTGCGCAGGGTACTGAAGGTGTTAATGGTGTTCAGGGAATTACTGGAACACAAGGCACTCAAGGGCTTGAGGGAACTCAGGGAATTGAAGGCTTACAGGGTATTGAAGGCACACAAGGTACTCAGGGCTTAGAAGGAACTCAGGGCGTTACTGGATCACAAGGTACTGAGGGAATTCAAGGCATCACTGGTACTCAAGGCTTAACTGGAACTCAGGGAACTACTGGGGATACTGGTATTCAAGGTACACAGGGTACAACTGGTATTCAGGGTGCTACTGGTACACAGGGAACAACTGGTAGCCAGGGAACGCAAGGTACTCAGGGAGTTCAAGGCACAACTGGACTTCAGGGATTAACTGGAACTCAAGGCTTGCAAGGAACTTTGGGTACACAGGGAACTACTGGAACGCTCCCAACAGTTACATTTAACGCGCAATCAATTGCTTACACATTGGTTGCAGGAGATGTAAACAAATGGGTTACACAAAGCGGTACTGCAAACATCACTGTTCCCGCTAATACATTTACAACTGGACAGGTTATTTATGTACAGCGTATTGGTGCAGGTGCGGTTTCTATCGTGGCAAGCGGTGTGACATTTACATCAAATGGATCTGCAAGCCCAGTGTTACGCGCTCAGTACAGTTCCGCATCAATTCTTTGTACAAGTTCTAACAACTTTACAATTGTTGGAGACATTTCCTAACGAACCCACAACATACCTACATCTGCGGTAGGGCGTAAGTTGGCTATTTTCCAACCGCCGTCTATCCATTCATCAGATGTAAGTTGATGCCACGCATTTAATTGATTGACATTGTTTGATTGCATGTTGCCCCACACTTGCGGTTCTTCTAAATGGTTCACAATGTATTGCGCGGCCATCTCTCTATAACCCAGGGTAAATAAATAATCTAACTGATCCTCATGTTGGTGCATGGTTTCAAATGTCCACTCAAAACAAATCATGCCCCCGTAATGGCGTGTCATGCCTTTCATCACTTGCCACTCTGCACCTTCAACATCAATCTTGATTAAGTCAGGATTTCCGTATTTATCTGCGAGCGCATCAATGGTGATTGTGTTTACTTCTACCTCACGGTGAGGCTTGCCTTTGTATGGCATGCCGTCTTTGGTTAGCCAATCTTGATTAAGCGAACTAAGGCCATCTTCATCTGCCTCATAGAACTTCAAGCGCTCGCCATCTTTGTCACTGACTGCCATTCTGAGAGGCACAACATTAGGGTTGTAAATGAAGTTACCAACCAACTCTGAAAACACGCGTGGAGCGGCTTCTAAGGCTATTACGCGGTATCCCTGTTCTAACCCTGCAAGTGTTGCATCACCGCGATTAGCCCCAACATCAAACAGAAGCATTGCCTATCCTTTCAAGGTTATGTTTTACCGCTGACAAATACCCTAGATCTATTTCCATCTGTTCTAAACGCTTGAGCAATTCAATACTTTCATCTTTGCGCCCTATCCACCAGGCACTCACAGCCTTTTCAAATAACAATACATAACGGCCTTCATAACCAACATGGACAGGAAGCGGTGAATGGAGATGGTTGTGCAATCCAATGTTTGCCCAGGTGTAACACTCTTGCCACTGGCCTAAACGCTCATGGAACTGCGCCAAAAGGAAATAACCTTCAGGACGGTATGGCAGATAAGCCACGGCCTGCAATAAACAGTTGCTCACAGTGGCCTGGCGGTCATTCTGATCATCAAAACAATGGGCCGCTTTGAGAAGTGACGCATAAACCAGGGTGGGGTGTGACTCATGGCCGTACTCTGCGGTGCGCAAATAGAAAGAAACGGCTGATGCTGTTTGGTTTTGCTTTTCGTATTCAACTGCTACATCAAAATTGAGCGCTGGATTAAATGGATCTTTAGATAGTTCTACAACTAACTGCTCAATTCTCATACGCTAATGCCTCCATAATTAAATCTTCTACTACTGCACCAGGTACTTGCAAGACAAAAGCGGCATTATCCTGGAAACCAAAAGACACCAAAAGGTTACCTTTGTGAACCGCCGCGCCTACACAGAACTCAACGCGAGCATCTAAGAATGAGAATTCTTTACTTAGCCCTACAACATTTAGTTCTTGATCCCATAACACTAAACGGTGACGGTAAATGGCATCTTTTTGCTTGAGGTAATTCTTAAATAGATCTACCTCATGGGTAATTGAGATGTACATGTTGCCCCACCGTATGACCTGGCTAGATCCACGCTGATCTTTGGGCGCTGGCGCTGTTGGCTTATGGAAAACTTGTTCACACTCTCCACTGATGGGGTTGGCATAAACTAATTCTGTTGGCATTGTCCATTTAATGAAGTGGTAAGGCTTATCAAGGACAGGTATCCAATTCTTCTCACAATAAGAAGTATCAGGCGCAGGGGCTTTGATGCGTACACGCCTAACCTCTTTGACTGCCCAGTTATCCCAATCAATCTCAATACGGCTGTACTCCATGCGGCCTACGCCGTTGGTTGTGGTGTCACGGCGAACGCCTACTAAGTAATAATCATCTAGCCACTGCACAACGCGGCAATCTTCTTCACCCACAAACTCCCAAATAGGTTCAACATCTAATTCAGATGTATCCACTTTGGCGTGGTGAGTCATCTCAAGATTATCATTGAGGCGGCACAAATAATTAACCGTAACTAAGCGGCGATCCTTTTCAGGGTGCAGATAGGACAGTGGCCCAAATCGGCTAGGAAACTTCTGCTCATTTTCTGCGTGGTATAGCGTGTAATTAACATGGCGTAAGTTCACAAGAATGTTGCCCTTGTCATCAATAAAGATTGATGGGTTCATTAGCCCAGTGCCGCTAGTTAATCCGTGAGGGATTACTAAGGGCGCAAGTTTGCCACCGTGTTGAACTGCCTTCTCTACTAAGTTCATAAACCTTACAATACATGAAGTTGCAAAAATCGCTATCATTACAACACGCCTGATTTACAAGGGGCATAACAAGGGAGATACGCATGGGTCTGCGTGACCGTATCGCAAGAGCAATAGCAACTCAAGACATTGAAAAAGGCCCTAACCTGCCCGCGGGTGCTACAACAGTTGGCACTGATCAACTTATGGCCCAAAGTGGTTTAGCAATGCAACAGACATACGGCAACAATGTCGCACTCCCACGCGCACCATTTAGCGCAACAGTTCCATTTGGCCCAGGCAATCCAATTATCCCTGGTGCGATTAACCCAATTAACCCCGCAACAGGCCGCCCTGAACCGCGCCGTTATGAGTACCAGGTTGCTCAGAACATCAACATTGTTCCAACGCGTTTAGTTCCATTTTCAACATTAAGAGACGCTGGCGATAGCATTGACATTTTACGCCGTTGCATTGAAGTAACTAAATCAAAGATGAACGGTTTAGATTTTGACATTGTTCTTGGTTCAGACGCATCAGAAAAGATTGCCGCAGAGTCAGGCGGAGATCATGTGCGCGCTATGGCGAAGGCCCGCGAAAAGTACACAGATGAAATTAACCGCTTGCGTACATTTTGGGAAAACCCTGACAAAGCAAATGGTTACACATGGCAGGATTGGATTAACATTGCGGTTGAGGACATTCTTGTAATTGATGCTTTGGCTGTTTACCCACAGCCAACAGTAGGTGGAGATCTTTACGGTTTTCAAATTCTTGATGGCTCAACAATCAAGCCACTTATTGATGACCGCGGTATGCGCCCATTGCCACCTAACGCCGCGTTCCAACAAATTCTTTATGGTTTCCCACGGTCAGAGTTTGCCGCAACAGAAGAAGATCCAAAAGCAGATGGTGAATTTACTGCGGATCAATTGGCTTACATGGTGCGCAATCGCCGCTCAACAACTGTTTATGGATTTAGCCCAGTAGAGCGAGCGCTACCACTTGCTGACATTTATTTGCGCCGCCAACAATGGATTAGAGCAGAGTACACAGATGGCGTAATGCCTGAACTTATGTTTACAACTGATGAGGATTGGGGAACTAACCCAGATCTCTTGCTTGCTTATGAGCGTATTCTCAATGATGACCTTGCAGGGCAGACAGAGCAACGCAAGCGCGCTCGCCTATTGCCAAAGGGTCTTACACCTATCGTCAATGAAGGTTATGGCGAGAAATTCAAAGACACACTTGATGATTATTTAGTTACTTCTATTTGCGGTCACTTTGGCGTACAACCTGCGGAAATTGGTTTTTCACCAAAGAGCGGATTAGGTGGGGCTGGTTTCTCAGAAGGACAAGCAGAAAATGGTGAAGCGTTAGGTATTGGGCCTCTTGCTAACTGGATCTCTAAACAACTTACAAATCTTTCTTACACATACTTAGGTATGCCGCGTGAACTTGAATTCAAACTTATGACTTCACAGCGTATGGACACAGAAGAAAATGCGCGCAAGAACCAAATTGAAGTTACATCTGCGGGTAAGTCAGTTAATGAACGCAGATCAGAACTTGGTTTGCCGTTGCTTGATACACCGCAGGCTGACATGCCAATTCTTGTAAGCGGAGCGGCTGTTTATTTGTTCTCGCCTGATGGATTGATTGATGCGGCTACTGCTTCAGTTGCTCCAACATTGAGTGGCCCTGATGCAACACCTGATGCGCCAACAACTCCTAATCCTCTTGAGCAAAAACCTTCAACAGAGGTAAAACCTGAAGATGAAGAAGCCACAGAAGTAAAAGCATTTATGAAATGGGCGGCTAAGGGTAAGCGCGCAAGATTATTTGAGTTCAAATCACTTGATCCAATTGTGGGAGATGCGCTTAACCGTTGTGCTTTTGATGGTGATTTAGATACCGCTAGAGCGCTGGCTAAGGCTTATCTAACATGATTGAGGGCGCTCTCAAGGCAGATGGGCGCTTAGCGGCAAAGAACGCGGTGAAAATTAGAGCGGCACTGCGCCAGGTAACAGACTTCAAAAGAGTTTTTAATAAATACCAGGAGACGCAACCGCAACCTACTGATAACCCTACGCAAGATCGTGTACGCGCTCGCTCATGGATTTTACTTAATGTTTATCTTAATGATGAGCCTATAAAAAAAGCAGTAATGCGAGCATGGGCTGAAGCGTATGTTTTGGGGCGAGTAGCCGCAGAAGAATGGTTACGCAAAACCCGTGAGGCAAACAAGGCTGATGACATTGAAGTTAATTGGGATAATTGGAAACCAGGAGACAGAGTAACAGCCTTACTTCTTAATCCCAGTAAAGGATTTGAGGCTTATTTGCAATTAGTGGGCGCTGATAGTTATTTCAAAAACTTTAATAAAGAAACTATTGTAAATTTAGGTACTGCTCTTTCTGACTCAATTGCCGCTGGTTTAGATGCTGAAAGTGCCGCTGTAATGATTGGACGGCATGTAGCAAATCCTAGCCGCGCTCTTACTATTGCAATTACTGAACAGAACCGCGCCATGTCTTTTGGATCTATCCAAAGTTACAAAGATGCAGAATTGCAAAAGATGGAATGGGCTGTATCTGATCCGTGTGATGTGTGCGCAAAGAATGACGGACAAGTAATTGTTATTGGGCAAACATTTGCATCAGGAGATACCCAACCCCCTGCTCACCCGCACTGCCGTTGCGTTCTATTGCCTGTAATTCCTGGAATGGAAGATGACCCAACAGGAGTTGATGGAAACATTACAGCGCCTACCCTTGATGATGGCGGTCAATTAGTTAATGAACCTGTTGCTGATTATCGCGGATACCATCAAGCGCCTAGACGAGCAGATGAATTTGGTTCTCCTGCTACCTACATTGAAGAAATGATGCCTGATTTTTATGCAAGGCCAAACATTTATACAACAGGCATGGATCAACCTGATAGAGAAAGCGTTGCGGCTTTACAAAGAATTAAAAACAAGCCTAACGAAATGGTAACTATTTACAGAGCAGTTCCAAAAGAAGTGGACAGAATCAATCCTGGCGATTGGGTCACACTTTCACCTTCTTATGCAGATAGCCACTTATTAAGTAATTTAGAGGAAGGCCATGTAATTAGTATGAAAATCCCTGCCAAAGATTTATGGTTTGACGGTGACAGTATCAATGAGTTTGGCTATGACCCAGTTGGTTAAAAACGCTTGTGTAACCAAAAATTGATACTCTTATGGCAAACGCGTTAAGGAGTAATTATGAGTGATGGCTTTGTACCACCTCAAGAGGTGCGCAATAACGCCAAACGCGGATTAGAACTTAGAAAAAAGCATGGCCGTGGCGGAACAGAGGTGGGCGTTGCCCGCGCCCGCGACTTATCAAACGGAAAAGCATTATCATTAGACACATTAAAAAGAATGAACTCTTACTTTGCCCGCCATGAAGTTGATAAAAAAGGTGAAGGTTGGGGCGTAGATAGTGCAGGTTACATTGCTTGGTTGCTTTGGGGCGGAGACGCTGGTAGAGCATGGGCTAA